CTGGCCTCATGGGTGAAGCTGGGCCAGAAGCTATCATGCCACTTTCTCGTGGAGCTAATGGTAAACTGGGCGTTCAGGCAGAAGGTGTCGGGGGCGTCACCATAAACCAGAACATCAATATTTCCACTGGGGTACAACAGACAGTGCGTACTGAAATTAAATCACTGATGCCACAAATTGCTGAACAGTCTAAGGCTGCTGTGCTAGATGCCAAAAGGCGCGGTGGTTCTTACGGGGGCAAATTCTAATGGCTATCACATACCCACTGTCGTTACCAACTACTATAGGTATCGCTCAGATCGACTTCAGGGCAGTTAATGCTGTTGCTATTTCTAGGTCTCCCTTTACCTTCCAGCAACAAGCTCATGTCTACAGTGGTCAGGCTTGGCAAGCTGACATTACACTGCCGCCAGTCAAAGGTGACTTAGCTGAAGCATGGGTAGGCTTCCTACTGGCTCTCAGGGGTCAATCAGGTACGTTCTACTTAAGTGATCCCCTGAACACTTCACCTAGAGGTACAGCGACAGCACTGTCTGTAACTGGTACTTCTGGTAGTAGTAGTGTGACTGCCACGATCAATGGCACTCTTAAGGCTGGAGATTGGTTTAGCTTAGGTTCAGGCACTAGCACACGCCTGTATAAGGTTGTTCAAGACATTAGCTCAAGCGGGACTATGGAGATATACCCTGCCCTACGTTCTACTGTCTCTGGAGCCTCTGCTGACTTAACGGAAGCTAAGGGTGCTTTCAGGCTATCTAGTAATGAGACCTCTTGGTCTATCAATGACGTTAATTCCTACGGTATAACCTTTGGGGCTATGGAGGCACTATGAGCAGTAAAACTATATCTGGCATCACCGACAGCGAGATACAACCATTTTACGCTGTAGAGTTACTCTTTGATTCTGGTGCTGTACGTCTGTGGACAGGGTACGACGATAAGACTATCGGGGGTGATACTTACGTTGGCGCTGGTAGCTTACTGAGTATCCCTAACGTAGAAGAGGTTGCAGATATGTCAGCTAAGTCTGCTGATATAGTCCTAAGTGGCGTTAGCGCATCTCTTGTTAGCCTAGCACTACAGGAACCTTATCAGGGTCGTAATGCAAGGATACTCTTTGGTATTGAGGGTCAAACGCCTATAGAAGTCTTTGGTGGCCTCATGGATGTTATGACTATCACTGACAGTGGTGAAAGCTCTACAATATCACTTACTATTGAGAGTAGGTTAGTTGAGCTTGAGAGGGTAAGACCCTTTAGATATACCGACAATAGCCAAAAACTACGTCACCCCACAGACGACTTCTTTTCTTTTGTTCCTGCATTGCAAGACAGGGAAATAGCATGGGGAAGAGAAGTAGTTAAACCTACCTAAGAAAGATAGTTCATGCCCGACTTATCAGAGTTATACAAGTACCTAGACAAAGAGAAGAACACAGTATTTCACTATCACATAAAAGACTGCTTCATGTTTACTAACGATGCTTGGAAAGCTATGTACGGGCATGGTTGGGCTGATGACTGGGACAGACGCTACATCAAGTCTACGGGGCTTTATATGAAGGTCAAGGAGCTAAAGGAAGAGTTTGGCTTTGACACGATAGAAGAAGCTGTGGATAGTAAACTAACTAGGGTCAATGGTGTACCTCCAAGAGGTGCATTGGTAGCTACTGATAAGAACATTGCAGCTACAATTATAGGTAAAGCCTTTGGTATCTGCATAGGTAACAAAGCTGCTTTCTTAAGTAAATCTGGTGTTATTTATATACCTGTGACAGAGATAACAGAGGCTTGGGTAGAATAGATGAAAACTCCTTTTAATGTGTTAGCTAAACATAACTCTTGGGATAAAGCCCCTAGAGACCCTATTACTATAGGCAATGCAATAATAGCTGGCTTAGGTATGTCTACCTCATATTTATCCGTTATTTGGCTAACAGGGTTTGTCGCTACCACACTTGTAGCTGGCGCTCTTATGAGAGCACTCATGCCCTCTGCACCTAAGATGCAACAGGGTCTATTAGGTAACTTCCGTCAAGCTGCTGCACCTTGGGATGTAGTCTATGGTCAGGTTCGTAAGGGTGGTACTATCACCTACATGGAATCTACTGGCGACACCAACAAGTATCTCCACATGATAGTCACCCTCGCTGGACATGAGGTTGAAGAGATCGGTGACATTTACATCAATGATAAGGTTGTTACTATTGATAGTAACGACGAAGTAACCTCAGAACCTTGGGTTTCCGGTGCAGGTGGTGCTGACAAGTGGATTACCATCAAGAAGTTCACGGGCGCTAGTAACCAGAATGTTTACAACAGCCTTCAAAGCATGACTGATGGGCCAACCTTTGAGAACGAGAGTCAGACTAATACACCTTCCAATTTCAAAGGTCAGGGCATCTCTTGTATTTATGTAAGGATGGAATACAACCGTGATGTGTTTGCCAGTGGCATACCCTCATTTTCCGCTGTAGTCAAAGGTAAGAAGGTCTATGACCCTCGTACATCTACTACGGGTTGGTCAGCTAATGCTGCTCTGTGTATCCGTGACTACCTCGTCAATGCGTATGGGTTAAACACCCTTGCCTCAAGCATTGATGACACCTATTTTTCCACTGCTGCTAATGACTGTGACACAAGCTCAGGTTCAGGTGAATCCAATAAATTCGAGATTAACGGTGTTATAACTACGGGCGCTAACATAAGAACCAACTTGCAAGATATGGTTGGTGCTTGTGTCGGTAACTTATACTATAGTGCTGGTCAGTTTAAGCTAGTAGCTGGTGTCTACAGTCCGTCTGTTAAGACATTGACCCTTGATGACCTGCGGAGTGAGATCAGCCTTAACACAAGGACTTCTCGCCGGGATAACTTTAACTCTGTCCAAGGTACATTTATCTGGGGTGGTGTTGATGATGGTACTGATAGTGGCGGAGACTGGACGGAGTTTGATTACCCCGCTATTACCTCTGCCCCATTTGTCACGGAAGATAATGAATACGACAACCCACTACAGCTAGACCTTCCGCTTACCACAGGTTCAGCTACAGCGCAGCGTATTGCTAAACAAACTCTGTTCCGTGCTAGGGAGCAAATGTCCTTTAGTGCTGAGTTTGGTATGAGTGCTTTTGATCTTCAGATTGGAGACACAGTTAGCTTAACGCTTGATCGTTACGGGTGGGATGAGAAAGAGTTTGAGGTCGTCAACTGGGGCTTTAAGGCTGACCAAGACGCAGGTGATCTTAGAGTTACCCTTGGTCTTCGGGAGACCTCCTCTGCTGCATTTGATTGGGACGCTGAAGAACAAAGCATTACTGGAAACAATAGTAACCTACCTGATACTGGCGCTGGGCTTACAATAAACAATCTCACTGCCTCCGGTGGCGGTCGCACTCAGGGGGATGGCACTTTCATCAACTCTGCCACCTTAAACTGGGACGATGTGTCAAATGCTTTTTCTGCCTACTACGAGGTTGAATGGAAGGCACTGGCGGATAGTACATATTCCAGTACAACAACCGTTGAGTCAGCTATTGAGATTTCGCCTCTGGTTGATGGGGTTGAGTATATATTCCGTGTGAGGGCTGTAACCGCCTCTGGGGTTACGGGAGCATATTCTACTGTTCAGTTTACTGGTGGTGGGGATGTAACTGCGCCGGGCCTACCCACAGCAATTACTGCTGATGGTGGCTTCAGGTATATCACTGTTCGTTGGACCAATCCTGCTGACGCTGATCTTAACTTTGTTGAGGTTTGGGAGAACACTTCCAACTCATCATCTGGCGCGACAAAGGTTGGTATATCTGGTGGTAGCGAGTTCGTTCGATCAGACTTGGGCATACAAGAAACTAGATACTACTTCTTGAAGTCGGTGGATTACAGTGGCAACGCTTCTGCATTTACTACTGGTGTATCAGCGACAACCACCTTTATTGATGACGATGACTTTGCCAATGGTGTCTACAGTTTGTTCACCGACCAAGGTTTATATGCCATTGAGGATGTTTCATCACTTCCCGCTTCTGGTACATTTACAGGTGAAAAAGTCTTTAACACTAGCGATGCGAAGCTATATAGCTGGACGGGTTCAGCTTGGGAAGCCGTTGCTGCGGATGGTGGTGATGTAAACTTCAATGAATTACAGGGTACTATTGCGGCAAGTCAAATACCAAGTGGCACTATTACTGAGGCAAAGTTAGCAAGCGATAGTGTAACCGCTGCAAAAATATCTGCTAATGCTGTGGGCGCAAATGCTATCGCTGCTGGTGTTATTACTGGCGATAAGATCACTGCCAACACCATAACAGGTGGTCTGATTGCTGCATCAGGTATCATTACAAACTCAGCGCAGATTACCGATGGTGTCGTGACTAACGCTAAAATAGAAAACGCTGCGATTACATCTGCAAAAATACAGGACTTGGCAGTAACCAGCGCAAAGATCGGGAGCTTGAGTGCCGATAAGATCACCGCTGGTACAATAGACGCAGCACGTTTCATAGGTTCAGGTATTGCCCACATTGGGGCAACTGCTGTGAATATATCCGCTGAGTTGGGTACAACTAACCTCAGTGTGTCTGTAAGTGGGCTACAGAGTGGGACACAACTTATTGGCATTGCGGGTGTCTCTGGCTACTCTACAGCGACCAATGGTAAAAGATCGTTTACCACTACGGCATCTTTGTCAGGTGCAGGGGCTAGTGGGTCAGTTTCAACTATAAATGGTGTGCAAGACAACAATGGCGTTGCAATAGGTGGTTGGCTTGGTGCAGTTGTGTCTGGAGTTACAACAACTACCGGGACTGCTACATTATCCGTGACTATATCCCGTATTTCGGCAAGCGGTGCTTCTGGGAATACTGCGTTTAAAGGTTCAATAGTTATTCTTGGGGTGCAGGGTTAATGGCTGATTACATTATTTATACCGATGAAGTCGTGAACATGAGAGTAAGCTGCATTGAAGCTGATGCACAAACTATGGCAACAGCTAACAACGCTTCTTATGCGGTAGACACCTTCGATGGCTACGAGCTAAATCAGCTTGAGGTCGTTGATGGAGTATTACAAGTAAAATCACAGAGTACGCAAGACGCAGAGGTCGCAGCCAAGTTAATGGATAATCTCCGTGGGGGTCGTGATGTCTTGCTTGAGAATAGCGATTGGACACAGTTCAACGACAGCCCACTAACAGATGCCAAAAAACAAGAGTGGGCCACCTACCGTCAAGCCCTTCGTGACTTACCAGCGAACACAGAAGACCCTTCGGCCCCACTGTGGCCTACTAAACCAGAATAAGGAATAGCTAATGCCCTACAAACTAGGTACACGCAGTCTACAGAACCTGTCAGGCGTTAACCCTGATATGGTCGCTGTAGTTAAGAGAGCCATTGAGATCACTGAGGTTGACTTTACAGTCATCGAGGGTATCCGTCACATCAACCGTCAACGAGAGTTACTCAAGGCTGGTAAGTCAACTACCTTGAACTCACGACATATCACAGGTCATGCCGTAGACATGGTTCCTTATCCTGTCGATTGGGAAGACCTAGATCGTTTTGAGCTTATGGCTGAAGCTATGAAAGAAGCAGCAGAAGAACTCGACATTCCTATCGTATGGGGTGGTGACTGGAAGAGTTTTTACGACGCACCACACTTTGAGCTTGACAGAAAGGCATATCCAAAATGAGCAACAAGTCTTGGGGGATAAGTAAAGAAGTACCCCTAACAGTAATCGTTGCCTGTGTCATGTACACAGTTACTTTAATCTGGTTCTTTGCAGACTTGCAAAACGAAGTAACCTCCAACAAAGAACGTATCATTAGAGATGAGACCCGTATTGAAATCCTTGAGGGTGTAGTGCAAAGTCAGGCAGTCTCTATGGCACGTATTGATGAAAACATTAAAGCTATTCGAGAGATGGCTGAATACTGGTCAAACCGATAAGATGGTAAGTAACATTAAGGGTTTTATCGTCTTAGTTATGGCAGTGGGTCTTATGGGCATACTTGGACTTATTGTCCTAGATGAATTTATGCTTGCGGCAGAACATGGTGGTGATCTAGATGGCAACATAATAGAGTTGCTGCAAATGAGCATCACAGGTATCATAGGTCTGGTCGCAGGGTACGTAGGAGCAAGTAAGTGATAACACCTGAGTGGCTTGACAAATGGCGGATATGGCCCAGACTGATAATCTCCCTGTATGGGTACGCCTTCTATGAAACTACAACATGGTTCATGTCCCTAGAAGACCCCACTAATGCTCAAGCTGGGTTTGTTTCAGTTATTGTGGGTGCAGGGGCTGGATTCTTTGGGATATACGTCAATGGTAAAAACACTCACACGATTAACACTACTAATAGTTCTACTGGGGACACTAGGTAGCTGTAGTAAGTTAAACCCCCTATCATTCCTATCGGGGGGAGGAACTAACGTAGCTGCTAACACACAAATAGGTGCTGAGAACAATCAAACTGTTGGTGTAGTTACTAACACACGGCCTGTACTAAGAGTAGAGGCACCTGTAGATAAGGTTGTGCAGGACAGTAGTACAACCAAGAACACTGAGATTGACCCCCTCATGTTAATCCTCTTAATACTTGGTTGGTTAGCTCCATCACCTAATGAAATGGGCAGGGGCATACTTAAACTATTCAGACGTAAGTAAGACATAAAAAAGCCGTAGGTATCCACTCAAGGACGCCTACGGCTTTTCTGATTCTAGTCGTCTTTTGTCATACCAGACCGTTCCATTGTGAGAGCTAGACCCTCGTACAGAACATCAATATCATTCTGTACCTTCCCTACCTTATAAGCTAGGAACAGGGAGATAAACAGGTTTACTAGGGCCACCCCTTCAAACAAAGTCATGCCTATGTACCTTCTCCCCAGCTAAAGCAGTCCATGTTGACAATTTCCCTGTCGGGGTTGTCTTGAACAACTTGATATAAAACAATGGCATCTTCCATACAGTCAACGTCGCTTTGGTACACTTTAGGGGGAGTAAAACTGACACAAGTAAAACCTTGGCAGACTACAGCAATCAAACTAAACATCTTAGTCTCCTTTTATATAAGTAATCATAGTTTCTCTTGTAGTTTAATAAGACGGGAAGTGTACCACTCAGCCTTCTTCAAGTCCTCTAAACCATTCTTATACCGCCATCGGTGAAGATACTTGGCTACATTCCCTCGTAGGTAGCCTATGTACTCCTCTTTTGTCAGGAAGTCTTGGATGTAGTCGATACACTCAATCTTACCCTGACCGTAGTGGATGGGCCTATCTACAGGGTTGAAAGGTTGATCGTTTGCTTCCTCGTACTCGTGTAGTTTCACATCTGCGTGTGCTAGATTTTCTATGTTCCACTTAGCCATTATAGTTTCTCCTTCATAAAGACCTTTACCCAATCAGCACATATACCACTTCTAACAATGTCGTCAACACCAAACTCAATTATGGGTACATCAAGCATATGTTTTTTAGCTAGGTGGATAACCTTAGACAGACCGTCTGCTTCCTTTAGGTCTGACT